TGTAGACTCCGTCCCGACGACGGAGCACATGGTGGCCATGATAGACGTAGACTACTACGTTGACATGGCGAGCGACCTAGCTGACAACTTTCAGCCGACTATCCTCTACACCTTCCAGCCCGACAACGCGGCTGCATCACGAGCGGACTATAGTTTCACCTTCCACGCCGACCAATCAGTCGACTACGTGGTAAACGGTGGAGGACGCTACAGGCACCCTATTTGGGACTATGGCAAGGACTGCATCAGGGTCACGAAGACATTCTTCGGGATCCCGTACAAGACGGCCATATACCTGGTTGACCGCAGGAACGTCTCCCCAGACCATTACCTAGTCAACCTCACCCCAGTAGCACGCTGGTTTGGCATCAACGCCATGCTCAGCAAGTTCATAGGAGACAACGAACTCTCGCGCTTTTCACCAGTTGACGGCCAGTTCACCCGCATTCATGTGCAAGGGAAGAACGGTCTCCATGTGTCGACAGCAGAAGCCGGGAAGTACGCCTGCGGGACCATCCCCGCAGACACGGACGACGCTATCAGCATCCTAGCTGCTAACCAATCCGTCAAGCTGACCCAGTCAGCCGTACTCAGTCACGTCCCCGACGGAGATCTTATCACTCGGCGCGTCTCCAGCGCGCCAATCCTGGCATACCACCTGTCAAAACCTGGCAAGCGTCAACACGCTTACGTCTTCCCCGTAGAAGACGCTGTCAGGTCATATCAGGCCGTGTCGAACAACCAAGACCTGGACGCTAAACCGACACTGATCTCCTTCATGTCGCCGATTATCCATGGCGCTTTCGCGCCCGTGGACACGCTAGCCAACGAGCAGTGGTGCATCAAGACACGAGTCACGGACCTAAAACCCGAGACTCTGCACCTTACAGCATACATCGACGAGACCATGAGGGAATTTGCAAGCTTTCTGGTGCCCTCACCAAACACCCTCGATCCAGCCGATCTAGAGGAGGTTTATGAGCGCCAGAACCGGCCCACGCAGCAGCACATCCTCCGTTCATCGGAGAACGAGACGCCCCTACGCAAAATCAAAAGCTTCATGAAACGTGAAGCGAATGGTAACTGCAAGGACCCTCGGAACATTAGCACGATCAACGGCCCCGACAAACGAGACTTCTCTCGGTATGTCTACCCAATCAGCGCTCTTCTGAAGAACGCGGAGTGGG